ACGCTCGTCGCCAAGTGGTAAAGACCGTGCCTTTTCCGTGTGAGCCTCTGCAAGTGCCTTGTGCATCTGTTCGGCTTGGTTGTGTTCATCGGCGTTGGGCGCACGATTTGCTGTAATCTTGTTGAACTTATCAACAACGCCCTTAGAGGCACTGGCCATAGAGCCAGCACTTGTGAATTGGTTTCCATGAAATACGTGTCCGGGCAAATCACCCTTGGCGACAGGATAGTTAGATGCCGACTTTAGAAGTTCATTGGGGTGAAATCTTGACATTTTTATCACACCTCACTTAAAGCGGGGTGAGTGGGCAAGCCACTACGACCGCTTAGATTTTCTGCTTTTTCTGATGCCTGATGAGCATCTGCCCAGTCATTGCGACCAAGAAGACCCGTTTCACGGATATTCTCTGCGGCTCGCATATTTACACCTGCCGCTGAACGGTGGGCATTAGCCATACGGGTATTGCCTTCCTTGTCGTAGGCATCCGCTAACCGCCGGTGTGCCTCTTCCGCAGTATCGTGCGCCCACTCGTGGTCACCTGTTTCAGAACCCATAGGGGTTGCATCGTCCAACATCGTTGCGATGTTGTAGCCAACCTTGTCCTCGTGGGTGCTTCCACCATTATTTGCCGAGGCGTATTGGTTTCCGTTGAAGGGGTGTCCGGGTTGCGCTCCTGAACCGGGGCCGCCCTTGCTAACCGGATAGTTAGACAGCGACTTGGTTAGGTTCTCGGTAGCAAAGGGGTTTTCCATACCCCTGATAATACACAAGGGTTTTGGATTTCACTACCAGTTATTCGGGGTGGGTGAGAATTGGCTTTTCGGTAATGGGATTATGCCGTGAGTGAAACCACTGCCACAAGTTCTTGAAGTACATAGGTGCGTAGAAACAAGAGGCGACTAGAAACCCGTACTGGTGGCTAGATACGCCGTAAATGCCCCACAAGATGGTGTTCCCAATGAGGATAAGCCAAGCCCACCAGAACTTCTTTCCAACCAGAAACAAGCCCGTGAACGACACGGCTTCCAATATCCACGACCAATACGGAGACATTTTTTACTACTCGCTTTGGCGAACGATAGACGTGATGGGGATACCTAGACGGTGTAGTGCTTCGTTGGGGATTTCTACGTCCTCTTTCCACGCCTCAAATGCACCCTCAGTGGTGGTGAAACCGTACTCGCCCACTTTTATCTTGACTTTTGGCTGGTTCGGCGTTAGGTTCTTACCCTTTGCCACGTCAGCAAAGTCCTCTTGGTCAAACCCTGTTCCGTCAAGGCTGTCAAGGCTTTGTAAGGTGGAAAGTAGCAGGTCGTTGTCGTAGGTTGCCTTGTCTGCGGTGCGGTTGTCCGCCAGAACGATACGGGTCGCCTGTTCGGGGTCAGCGTCAACCCACACAACGGCTATTTGCGTCCAGCCAAGTGCTGAAGCAGCGGCGGCTGTGTGGTTGCCTTTTAGGATTTCGTTTGTGCGCTTGTTCACCACTATGGGGCGATACTGTCCGAGGATACGCAGGCTCTCGCTGATTGCCCCAATGTCGCCTTCACGGGGATTGCCGGGAAAACGCTTTAGTTGAGACAAATCAACCAAGTCTGTCTCACCCAACGTGTAGTTTTCACCAGCCGTCGCCTTGCGGGCCTTTGGCTCTTTCGGGGTTTTCGGCTCATTGGGAATGTCTAGACGTGCCTTGATTTCCTTAGTGATAGACGCTTTCTTTTCACCTACTGCGTCAGTAATGGATTCCAACCAAAGGGTGTGGATATCCCCGTCGATTTCACCAAACCACTCGCCAATGCGAATTGGAATTGTCTCTGGCTTGTCGTCACTCGGCTCTGGCTCGTCTTTTTCGTTAGAAACACCACCGCCGTCACTGTCGCCCAACCCGTCAAGGTCGTCAATGTCTTGTAGGTCATAGCCCGTTCCGTCAAGGTCGGGTAGGGATTTCAGCAGTTCCAACAGGTAGGCGTTGTCGTATGTGGCAATATCACTGGTGCGGTTATCCGTGATTAGAACCCGTAGTGCATCGTTTTCACTACCCTCGTATCGGGTAATGGCGACTTCCCTCCAACCGAGACTCTTGGCGGCTTTCCAAGTGTGGGTTCCGGCGATAATTGTGTCGTTCCAGACAACGATAGGTGAATACTGCCCGTTCTTGGACAGGGATTCCGCTATGAGGGCAATATCACCTAGTCGGGGATTGTTGGGGTGGGGCTTGATGGAGTCAATCGCAACCTTTTCAGCACTGACGTTAATGTTCATAGTGCCAACAGGCTAATACGATTTGCTGTTACCAGCGTTAGACCGTATTTCCTGTTGAATGCTGTTGACAGTTTCAGGTTGAAGTGAGCCTTTATTTAGTTCTAAAAAGTCTTTCCAAAACGAAGTGCTAACAAGAGGCCTTGAGCCATCGTCTGAGAATGAGTTGTAAGAGTTTGGATAGCCGTTGTGGTCGGCAGAAACAGATGGGGCCTTTAGAATAGGAACACTCGTTCCGGGTGCAAGTTCTCCACGACCCGAACCATAACCATATTCGCTTGGTATCCAACCGCCAATATCGCTCATTGCCTCTTTATCTAGTTTGGATTTAGAAGCATCATCTAGTTTGGAAATCGCATTGTCTATTTCTTCCGTGTTTTTATCTAAAGAATAAAGCGGATTAGGGGCCTTGCTTCCATCCTTGTAGGTCAAAGTTCCGGCGTTTTCGCAAAAAGGCCTGTCAAACAGTTCAACCGAGTGTGGTGGGTGCAGGCCAATGCCAGTCGTTTTGTCCATAACCTCTAAAGCCTGTTTCCCAAGGCGTTCACCTAACTCAAATAAAGCAACCTTGTCTTGGGGTGCTATGCCATCAAGATTTTCGCTACTTGCTGCATTTGCAAAATGCTCGCCACGAACGACATCTTGGAGGGACTGGGCGGTAGCGACTAACGAGCCAACCACGTTGTCTCGTTCGCTACTTGCTTTATCTAAAGCCTTTTGTTCTTTTGGAGAGTTGGGTGTAGCACTCGCCAAGTCGTTCAGCGCAACAACAAGTTTGGTCATTCCACCGCTAGAAGTTCCACCCAAACCACTAAGCCCCAATGCTTCGGCAGGTAAAGCGTTCGGCGCATTTTTGCCGCTGCGAACATCCTTTAGGTTCTGAATAGCGTTATCCAAACCCGGAGTAGGGATAGGGGCGAGTTGGCTACGAAGTTCCTCCGCTATTTTTGCGTGTTGCTCGGCAAGATTAGCGTGACCTTGCGATAAAGCCTCGTGTTGGGCGACTTTTTCGCTAGGGGAGAGACTTTCACCAGCACGAGCCAGTCCCTTTGCTTGCGTGGCGAGAGAACCAGCACCCTTAGACCATTGGTTGCCACGAAACTCGTGGCCGGGCAAATCACCTTTAGTGATACGAACCCACTTGATGATTTCACTATCAAAGTTGTTCATTACTCAACCCCCAAATCGCCCGCTTCGCTTGCTGCGGTGTCGCTTTCATCTGCCGCACCGCCTATTTTACTACGAAGGCCATCAAGTTCCTTTGGTGAAACAGTGACACCGTTGGCGATGTGGTCGGCTAGTTCATTTGCTTGTTCGGCAACATCGAGGTGGGCATCACGGGCAACGCTTGCACTAGTAATAGTTTTGGGATACACCTCGGAAGGGTCACGGCCGCCTTCGTATCCCTCTTGGTTGTTATCGTGAACATCAGCAATGGCTTCGTGGAGTTTGGCTACCGAACGGAGAGATGCTTCAGTCGGCTCAATGAGGTGAGAGATTTCATTTGCGGCTTCGTCGGCGGCTTTTGATGCATCACTATTGCCAGCAAAGTCACCAAGATGCCGTTCCACAATGCCTGCGGCGGCTTCTGCGTATTGGTTTCCTCGAAAGGGGTGTCCGACGACATCGCCCTTAGCAACGCTAATCCAGTCAAGGATTTCACTATCAAGGCTGGATGTTGAGAAACGGTTGTCCATAACGGTTTCTATTCGGTACTAACTTGCAAAGACTTGTAGGGGGCGCGGTTTGCTGCTTCGCTTGCATCAGATGCTTCTCGTGCCTCCTCAATAGAACCTTGAAGTGGCATTGAGGTGTCAATGTCATCCATTGCAAAGTCAGCGGCTTTCTGTTCCGAACCAAATGTTTCGGTGGGCGTTGTGTAGCCACTTACCATACCCGCTGCATAATCTGCCTTATCTTTCGCTCGTTCGTGCGCTTGGGCGGCTTCCTCGTGCAAGGAAATAAGGGATTTTAGGTCACTAATCGTTGCTCGGTGTTCGGCGGCGATTTCCTCGTGTCGCTGTGCTTGGTCACGAAGGCTTGTTTCTGTTTCTTTAGCCGCTTCTTTATCTATGGTGTCGCCGTTGCTAAAAGCATCGGCTAATGTTGCCCTGCCTGTGACTGCATCGGCAAGTTCGGATGCGGTATATGTGGCGTATTGGTTTCCCCTGAAGGGGTGTCCGGGTAGGTCACCCTTTAAGATTTCACTAGCACGAACCCAAGTTGGGGCTAGTTTGGCGATTGAGAAACGGTTGTCCACAGGGATATGCTATCCCATTATTGTTGAAATCAAGTAGGCGGAACGCCAGTGTCTCCCTTTAGTCGGCGTATTTCATCTTGGATGTACCAGATAGCCTTTTCCAAATCCTGAATCACCTTGGTTTCGTCCTTTAGACCGGCTCGCCACAGATACTTGATGGCGTTGCCAATGTTGAAGTTGCGGTGTCGGGTGATTTGGATACATTCCACGCCGCTTGGGTCAGTTGCGTAGTGTTTGGGTCGGTTGACCATTTCGTCGTTCATTTCACTATCCCCCTAATCGCAACAACTGTCTCGCCACCCACACTTGGTGCATTTGAAGTGGGCGTGTTCTGGCGTAAGGTTTCCACCACACTGTGGGCACTCGTGGAATACCGCTAAGGGATTATTGTCCGTCATTCAGCAC